GCTCTTGTCGGGCCTGTTCCTGCATAGCCGCCTTTGTCCGCTCGGCCGCCGAGGCCCCGCGTTCAAGCGCGCCAGCGAAGTTAGAGGCGAGGGTAAAGCCCGCTTCTAGGGCCGCATTGATGGCCTGCTGTGAAGTCTCGATCTCGTCAGCGACAATTCGGCTTTTGTGGTATTCTTCAGTTGCTGCTTGGTTCTGCCGCAGAGCCTCTTCATCGGCCGCCCGCCGAGCCCGGTGATAGTTGATGTAGGCGGCGTTAGCCTGCTTAGTCAAAAACTCCTGATTTTCTAGTTCAGCCGTAGCCTTGCGATATTCATCAACAAGTGTTTTCTGCTTATCAATTTTTTCCGTAAGATTGTTAATTTGTTTTGCGAGGATATTAGCAGAACCTCCCATGCCTGCTTCTTGCAGTCTACGAAGTTTCTCAAGCTTAACGGCTCTATCCGCCAGTAGCCTATTATACTCGTTAAGAACAACCGCTTCTTCCCTTGTAGCTACGCCTAATCTAATGGCAAGCAATTCTTCTTTAGCCGCTCTTGTCTTATCGCTAAGAGCGCCCATAGCTCTGCTAAGGGCTTCGGCAGTTTCTTTGGTGCTGTTACTATTTCTAGCCCATTGGACTAGAGCTGCTGCCCCCGCAATCAGGCCAATGGTAACAAGCGAGGTTGGATTGATGATAGACAGAAAGGCGCCCCTGAGCGCCTTCATTTGCTCCTTAGCCGTCCCGCCCATCGTGTTCATAATCTGGCTAAGCTGAGTACCTTGTTGCATAGCCAGAATAAAGGGCGACTGGCCGGAGGCCATCATCACGCCAATGTCGTTAAACTGCGCTGCCATGTTAGCCGTGTGAAAACGGCTGGTGCGGACAGACCGATTGAGGTTTTCTTGGGCGCCCTCGGCAATCAGCAGTGACCGGGCAAGCTGTTCATTTGCCCGCTCGTATTGCTGCTGTGTTATGACGCCACGACTGAGGGCCCGATTAAGAATATCAAGCTGTTGTTCGTATTGCTTCGACGCAGCGTAGAGCGGGTCGACCGACCTGAGGGCCCGATTAAGAATATCAAGCTGTTGTTCGTATTGCTTCGACGCAGCGTAGAGCGGGTCGACCGACCGCTTGATCCGTTCATAAGATCGAGCTAGTGTTCTGTTGGTTGAGTTGGCCTTCTGAGTCGCCGTCTCCATCCCTCGGACAGATCGCCCGTATTGATCGAGCAGGCCGATGGCCCCGGTCGTCGCAGATTTAAACTGCGACGTATCAGCCGTAAACTTGGCGTGAAGGCCAGTTAGCTCAGCCATCCAGCTTCTCCATCTTCATGCTGTGGGCCATCCGAGCAGCCGCCCAATCGGACTGAGAAAACTTGCCGGTTTTCTTATCAACCATGTCGTTCAACTTTTTTGCGGCCCGAACTCGTGCATCGAACTCCCACCAAAACTCGGTCGGAGAGAGGCACCAAAACTCGCTTGGCGCCATCCCCCAATCCCTGACAGCCTGATAGGCTTTCTTGACGAACTCGAGCCAAGTCAGTTTCCCTCCGAGGCTTTCTCATCTTGTTCGCCAACCTCTTCCGGGGTCGGCCCGACAATCAGGGCGAGGTAGCCCTCAGCAACTTCGCGGCCCTTGAAGAACCCGGCCTCGAAGACGAGTTCCTGAACCTCCTCCAGCGTCGTCTTGTCGCCAGCGGCCTTCAGCCCAATATGAATAATGTGCGGGACGTTGTGGATAGTAAAACTCCACTTCGGCTCATACGGCAGATTGTTGGAGACCATCATGGCCTCAAGAAACGCTTCCCTCGAAATCATCAGAGGGTCTCCAACTTTTTCGGCCAGCTCAACCGAGGCTTTGAAGTTGGCAGCGAGTTTCAATTCGCGGCCTGCTAGTTCTCCGGTATATTCACGCATTTTTATTGCCTTTCTGGTTACGAGCTAGCGGTGTAGGTGATCTCACCGTCCGACATGAAGGTGACGGAACATTCAACCGCGCCATCATGCTCGCCGGTCTGTTCGTAGGAACTCACAACGAAGTTGCCAGACAGGGTGCCGGGCGTCGAGATACCCGAGGCTGTGCCGGTTGGCAGGTTCACGTCGAGGGTCTCGCCCGTGATCGAGGCCGTCATGATCTCGTTGAGAAGAACCTCATCCGAGACGATCAAGCCGACCGTAACCTCCATCGACCGGAGGCCCGGATCAGCAAGCAGCTTTCGCCAGCTTGAATCGTCGTCCGTTGTCACATCAACATATTCGTTGTTGACATTAAAGCTGCGCGACCGAACGCCGACCAGAGTCGTTGAACTCCAGTCAATCGTCACGATAGCCGGTCGCGGAAAGACTTGCCGCCTGCCGGTGCAGGGCGTCATAGACCTCAGCCATGATCGCCTTAATTTCTTTCTTCCCCTCATAGCGGGAAAAGATGTGTAGAGTTGAAAGGACCGTCCCGCCCAACACATCATCTGTGTCCCAGCTTACCACGTTATCCTCGCCAATGACGATGTAGGGGAACGACTCATCGGGCATACCTTCAGACTGGCCCGGAACATCGTCGTAGACTGTGGCGCCGGAAACCTCGGCCACAAGCTGCGTGTAGATAGCGGTCTGCGCAGGAGTATGAAACGTGCTCATCGCCGGACCTTCTTCTCAAACCGCCGCTTTAGCTCGCCACGGGCCTTGTCGATAGCCTCGAGAGTTGCGGGCAGCATGAATGGGCGGGGCTCGACGTATTTGCCGCTTTCGTTAAAGCCGCCGAACTCGAGAGTTCGCCCTTTCGGATCGTTTGTTCCGGCCGAGGCAAAGCTTCCTTCACGCTCAGTCATTCGAGTCCAAGTTATGCTGTCGGCCAGTTGCCCGGTCAGGTTGGCGGGCGGCTCACCGGGGGCAGATGCCTGATGAGTCCGGCCCGCGATCTCATAAATTCGCCCGGAGCGCCCGCCTTGCCGGATTTTATTCTTCGCCCGCAGCCCAGCAGACTGCGCGACAAAATTCATCGTCTCTGCGGCAGCGGAGTCAGCGTCAACGAGAAGCTTCTCCATCTCGGACTGCAGGGCCTCAATGCCGAAAACTTCCAGTCGCATTCTCATGACGGCTTGCCCTCAAACAGGTCCATCTTGAGATATTGCATCGCGCCCTCGACATCTTGAACCGCCAGAATGCCGTGGATACGGTTACGGATAATTACGCGGTGAGTAGCAGCCGACCAGTAGGGCGCCCCATACTCGTCGCCCTTGAACCATGTAGTTATGCGATAGAGATTGCCGGGGATCATTCGCATGGCCTCCCACCGCTCGGAGCCGGAGAGGTTCTGCAAGGAGCACCAAATGCCGCCAGCAGGGTCAGCCGACCAAACCTCAGTAAAGCCTCCCATGCCGTCAGAAGTACGAACCTTCTTCTCGACGGTGGCTTTGACGGTAAACTGGCCGGGGTCTATGTCACAACAGTTCATATGGTATCCGGCCTTTCGCCACTTGCCATATCAAAGCTCGGCCACCCGATAACGCTCGGCAATCTCGGCGGCCCCCGACTTCATATAAGCCTCGCCGGGGGTGCAGCCCGTCCCCCGGTGCGTGTAGAGATAACCTGCCATATTCCGAACCGCCCTCACCAGCGGAGTCGGAACGTCAGTAACGTCTGTGCCGTATCCGGCGGTGTAGTCAATCTCAATCGCATTTGATGACCGAGTAGCAATAGGCCACGTCGCCCCACGCTGAAGGGTCAACCGCCCCCTCTGAGAGTTAGTATCCACATCAAAAGTATCAGCCACGGTAACAGAAGTAGAATTGCTGTCTTCATCATAGACCGTCATGCTGTCTATGGAGATAAGAGGATAGCGGGGAATGTCAATGGTGTTCTGATGGCCGCCATGGATCATTGTAACAGGCCCCTCACGAACGCCGTCCCACCACGGATCCCTTGCGCCCGGCCAGACATCAAGGGTCAGCTTCCATGTCTGGCTGATAAAGGCTAGCCCGGTGCGGTCTTCGATTTCCTCCCGGGCCTCTTCGATCAGAGTCTCTAGATATTCATCAGACTCGGTGTCCCCCGAGGGCAATCGCAGGTGCCGACGAAGTTCAGACAGTTCAACGATTTCGAGGCCCGGATTTGTCTGGCGCCTATTTCCACGATGCTGGAAATAGTGAGTGGTTGATCTAAGGCTCATGCTAGGTCCTCGTATACACGAACTTTGATGTAGCCGTAATTTGGAAATGTTTCAATAGAGCCGTCTGAGAAGGTGACTTCAAACTCGGCGTTGAAAATGCCAGCTACGTCAGTGTCAGCGGCTTGCCAGTCGTACTGAATATCCCCGGCGGCCCCGTCATTTACCGAGCCCGCCGCGTCAACAACCTCAGTCCCAGTTTTGTCAAACATATGAAAACGAATTGTAGAGCCGGTGACAGAAACTACCTCACCATCCCCGTCCTTGCAGATAACTCGAATAGAGGGTGACGTATCGTTTCGTTTGATGAAAAACTCATAGGCCATCAATCGCTCGCAGTTTTGTTGGGGTCATCCGGCACGATCTGCAGCATGTTCATACTAGCGGTGATCGTAACAATGTTTTTGCTTTCTGTCAAGTACGTATTTCTTCTGGCTCCAAGCGCCGCTTGAGTACCTGAGACAAGAACAGCCGCAAAGGTGATGTCCCCAGAGCCGGTAATAACCCTCTCGGCCACACCAGAGACAGTAGTTGCGGGCACGATGAGGTTACCCGAGCCGGTGATGGCCCCCGAGATCGAGCCAGCGCCGAAGACCTCAACCGGGGCAACTGTTATGTCCCCGGTGCCTGTGTGAGAGCGCAAAGCTGTTCCGGCCACGAGAATAGCCGCCAAGGTAATAGCGCCTGAACCAGCGATAAGACTGCCTACCGAGCCGATACCGGCGATAACGGCCGACGGAAGAGTTATATCGCCCGTTCCGGTTATCGTCCGCTCAGCCGTTCCAGCGACCGTGACCGGGCTCAGGTCTATTGCTCCGGTGCCTAGGATAGAGCGTTCGGCCACACCGGCCACCTCGACAGGAGAAATGCCGATATTGCCGGTTCCGGTTACCTCGCCGCCGAGTGTGCCAGAACCATCAACCTCAACTGCCCCGAGTGTGATAGCCCCAGAGCCAAGCAGGCTACGCTCAGCGGTTCCAGATACCTCAACTGGCCCTAGGACCAACGCACCGCTGGCAGTAAGTTCACGCTCAGCGATACCGGCTACCTCAATCGGAGCGCCTGTGATCGCTCCGGTGCCAGTTATCTCCCGTTCAGCCGCCCCGCTTACGGTAATCGGCCCGAGAGTCAACGCGCCAGAACCGGGAATTTTTCTTTCTGCGGTACCCGCAACCTCCGTGGGAGCCAATGTAATCGCCCCGGTTCCGGTCAGGGCACGCTCTGCTGCACCTGCAACCTCGACCGCGCCCAGTGTGATAGCCCCGGTGCCGGTGATCGTCGTGGAACCCCCACCCGCCGCGCCAACGAAAAGCGGAAGATCGACAACGGGTCTTAAAACTTGATAGGCATCCTGTCGAAGCGCCTCGATTTCAGCATCAGAAAGCTGCCGGTTCCAGAGTAATGTTAAATATTGCTCGCTAAAACTATTTTGCTCAACTTCCATGTTCGTTGTCGCGTGCAGCGTCAACGGACTGGTGTTTGCTGTTAGGGTGCCGGGATAGGTAGTTGTAACCGTCGAACCGTCGACCCAAAATTTAATATCGCCGCCACCTACTCGCGCAGCAACAAATGCCGCCTTCGAACTAGGAATATTCAGCCCGGAAAAAACATCTATAAAACTGCCGGTGGGGGCGTGTCCGAAATAAAATTCAGACCCGTCTCCCCGAGTGCCGAATAAATAGTTTAGCGCGCGTGGGCTAGCGGCACTTCCTTTAGCTACAAGCCCTGTAAATAGACCCCCCGCAACAAACCTCGTGATTGTAACCATCGTGACGCCAGCCGCATCTGTGACGTCGTAAAAGGGCAATGCCTTGTATTCAAAGTTATCTTCGCTTGCGTCGTTATCTGTGGCCGATGTCCAGCGCCCGCCCGCGCCTGTGCCTCTGGTGATATTTGTTTCAATCGGCACATCGCCATTTACCAAGTTGACTTTGGTGTCGCCAATCTTTGCAAAAATAAGGCCCTTCGTCAGCCCATTGGACCAGTCAACTACAACTGGCCCCTGCGGCTGTTCGCCGGGCTTGCGAAGTGTGGGCTGATTAATCTGGGGCATTCCCCGCCCCTACCTTAACTGCCCGGCACGTAAGTGAACGGCACCAGATCAAGCGTCGCAGCGGTCGGTGTGGCGTCGATTGTCTGGCCCGAGTTATTCATGATGTAGTATCGGCCAGAGCCGGGCGACAACGGCACCGTGATGGTTCCGCGATAAGCAGACGTTCCCGATGGCAGGACGAACGATCCCAGATACTCCGCGCCGTCTGTGGTCGTCTGGTTGTCGGTCGTGTCAAGCGCCGCATAACCGAATGCCGTGTCGTTTTCGGTGCCCGGCCCCGTGCCGATGTCGCCCCGCACCCGATACAGGTCGATGGTGAGACCCGCCGTCACCGATGCGAGAAAAGCCGCGAGGTCCAGCGTGACTTCGGCCAGCGGATAGTTGTCCGCGTTCGTGAACTCAGTGTCACCACCGACAATCTCACCATCCACGATGTCCGCAGACTGCGACATGACGTTGACCAGTGTGCCGCGCGTAAACTCGGTTTCATTCGCCATTAGAGCGCCCTCGCTGCTTTTATCTGTGCCGCGCGGACGGACCCGAGGTCTAGCGCCGTCGCCTGCGAAACTGTCTCTTGCCGCGCCGTCGCCAGTGCCGCAACCGTGGCCGAACCCCCGCCGAATAGTTGAACGACAAACTGTTGTGCCAATCCGCCTTGCGTCGTGTCGTGATCGCTGATCGCGCAGAACGAAAGCCATTGAGCCTTCGCTGAGTCCGACAAGGCCGCGTAGTCTGCCGGGTCTGTGTTTGCCCACAATTCCGCGCCGGTCATGCTGGCCCTGATCGACGCAACATTCTGCGCGTTGATCTCATTTGCTGCGTCTTGCGGATCAGCGGAATAGGGGCCAGTGACAGGGTGCCCGGCGTCGAGTTCGGCGCGCAGTGCCACGAGGTCCATTAGTCAGCATCCTTCTGCTTGCGCGCATCCTTGCGCGCCTGAACTTCTTTGCGGCGCGCTTCCAGTGCCGCAAGCTGATCGCGTTCCGCCTGCTCGCCACGCATCGCCATGATCCGGTCAACACGGTCCATCAGGGCTTTCACGTCATCACAGAACTGCGGCGCAAGCTCGATGATGAGACGGTCTTTCATTTGGCGGTAATAACTGGGCGCGTCCCTCATGCCGAAATCTCCGGGTCGGTGTGATTAGTCATCGCTTCGGCGAGCGTTTGAATACGCGCCGCGCGCACGTCGCCGGATACCGAACTAAGAAAGGCCGTCACCTCGTTAATGGCTTGCAGGAGCGCAGCCACGTCGAACGTCGTCGCTGCCTCTAGAGCCGCGATCCTCTGATCCTTGGCGTCGATCTGATCGGAAAGCGACGTGATCGCCTCGACAAGTGTCGGGTCGTCGCCGGCCATGGCGTCGATCTGGGCTTGTGTGAGTGCCATATCAGGACGCCGGAACGGTAACCGTCAGCGACGAGACCGAAACGGTGTCGCCCGCGCCGACCGATAGTGACGAAAGGTTGATATCAGCGCCCGAAGTCGAGACCGTGGCCTCAAGAATCTTTGCCGAATCTCCATCATAGAATGAGGCTTGGGCAACTGTGCCGCCAGTGGCATTTGTATCTTCAAGAGGTGTTCCCGCCGCCGTGGCCACGCCAGATGATGCCGCGCCAAATGCGGTCGCGGAGAACGGCAGGGTTGCGACCTCAACGTCGCCAGAAGTCTCGAACACGAGATCGCCCGCGCCGGTTCCGCCGTCGATCAGGTCAACGATCGCGTCGCACGCCGCGTTGCGGGCTACGGTTTCAAGAGTCGCCATCAGCCAATCTCCTTCGCGGCTTTGATTTCGTCCTCGGCCTTTTTCCGGGCTTCGGTGAGGGCCGACTTAAGTTCTTTTTCCCGTGCTTTGTAGCGGGCGATCTGCCCCTCAGCACGGGCCTTCCGAGTCTGAACAGTCTTCAACTGCTCAATCAGATCACCGATCTGCATTGTCATACTCCTTGCAGGCAGT